GGGGGGCAATGTGCCACTCATCCTCAGCCAATCACATTGCAGATCAGAAGCGGATGCGAGGGAGGAGGTAAGGGAGCATTGATGCAGACAGATAAGAGTGCAACGCTCAGTACACACAATACGCAGACCTTATTCGATCCAATCCCGATAGCAGACAAGGCGACCCGATACAAGGGCGGCGGAGATACCAGAAACAATGACGGCTCTGCCAATGGACTCGGCATCGGAGAACCGGGAGCACCTGCGAACACGCTCACGGCCGCAGACAGACACGGAGTAGCCTGCTTCGCACAACAGGCAATCGGGGAATACGAGGAATCGGAGAAAGCCTCCTGTCTGAAGCGCAGGGATTATAAGGATAGCACCGACCTCATTCTCTGGGAGTACATCATCCGCAGGCTCACACCGTTGGAGTGTTGCAGACTGCAAGGCTTCCCGGATAACTGGGCAGAGGAACTGGGGATACCAGAACCAACGCAGGAAGATATCGATCACTGGCGAGAGGTGTTCCGAACACAGATGGAAGCCATGGGCGAGAGCAAAAAGGAAAAGACAGACAACCAGATCCGCAAGTGGCTGAAAGACCCGGAGAGCGACTCAGCCAAATACAAGATGTGGGGCAACGGCATAGCACTTCCGTGTGCAATGTTCGTGATGGAAGGCATCGCCATGATACTAAGCGAGGAGGATACAGATGAGCAGCAATAACAAAGATTACATATCCTGTCGCAACCCCGCAGCAACCAAGCAGCAGGAAACAGGTTGGAACAGGATGGTGCGAAACTTGGAGCACCGGAAAGCAAAAGAAAATCACAGGAAGGAGGTAAAAACCAATGGCAGAAACGCATAAAGGCTTCGGTCTGCTCTTTGAAATGGGATGCGGAAAGACGCTAACAGCAATCATGATAGCAGGCACGGCTTACCAGATGGGTAAGGTGGAAAAGGTACTGGTGGTAGCACCAACCTCCGTCTGCTCCGTATGGCCCAAGGACTTCGCAGAATTTGCGGACTTTAAGGCGAACATCAAGGTACTGCTCGGAGACAAGAACCGCAGGCTGAAGCTGTTAAACGATCTCGACAACTTCCCATTCAAGGCATTAAAGGTAGCCGTTATCAATTACGAATCCACATGGAGAGAAGGCATCTTTGACGCACTGTATGAATGGAACGCAGACATGATCATCTGCGATGAGAGCCAGAGAATCAAGAGCCACGATGCAGAGCAGTCCAAGGCAATGCACAAACTGGGCGACCAGGCAAAGTACAAACTTATCCTGTCCGGAACTCCGGTACAGAATAATGCAATCGACCTGTATAGCCAGTACCGCTTCCTTGACCCGACAATCTTCGGAACGAACTTCTATCAGTTCCGAAACAGATATGCCATCATGGGCGGATTTAACAGACACCAGATCGTGGGATACAAAGACCTCGACCAGTTAATCCAGAAAGAGCACTCCATCGCATACCGAGTGACCAAGGACGAAGCACTCGACCTGCCGGAGCAGACATTCCTGCAGAGATACATAACGATGTCGGCAAAGGAAAAGAACATCTACGACCGCATCAAGCGTGAGAGTTTCGCAGAACTGGAAAGCGGCGGGCAGATCAGCGCAACGACCGTGCTGACAAAGCTGCTTCGCCTTCAGCAATTCACTGGCGGATTTTTAGTGGCAGACGGCGAGGAAAAGCCAGAACTGGTCAGCAAGGGCAAACTGAACGCACTGGAAGAAATCGTGGACGATTATGTGGTGGACGCAGGAAAGAAACTGGTAATCTTCGCACGTTTCAGACCGGAGATAGACATCATCGGGCAGATGCTGAAAAAGAAGAAACTCCGCTACGGAGAAATCTATGGAGATGTGAAACTGGAGGACAGGGGCGACATCGTCAAGGACTTCCAGACGAACCCAGAAACGATGGTATTCCTTGCACAGATCGATACCGCAGGATTGGGAATCACACTCACGGCCGCAGACACCTGTGTGTATTATTCGGTCAACTTCAACTATGCAGCATATAGTCAGAGCCTTGCCAGAATCCACCGTATCGGGCAGAAGAATGCCTGCACTTATATCCACCTCATCACAGAGGGAACGATAGACGAAGTGGTGCTGAAAGCACTGGCAAAGAAAGAGGATCTGGCAAAAACAGTCGTGGATACATGGAGGGATTATTTTTAATGAAGAAAGATATAGATGTAAAATGCTATGAATTAACACTGACACCAAATTATGTGTCAGATTGGACTTTTAATGATGCGCTTAGAGAATTAATCCAGAATGGCACAGACCAAGAGGTACTGGATAAGGAGAATAAGTTCCAGATCATTTACAACGGAAAAGAAAAAACACTCAGACTTGTAAATCAAAAATCTGTCCTTAAGATAAATACCCTGCTTTTAGGACGAAGCAGCAAAGCAAACAATGAGGACACAGTTGGACAGTTTGGAGAAGGGTATAAAATTGCTGCTCTTGTTTTGAACAGACTGGGGAAAACCTTCACGATTTACAACAATGAAAAAGGGGAAATCTGGGAGTCCAGATTTAAAAACTCTGAAAAATGGTTGGAAAAGATCCTCGCATTTTATGTGTACAAGCATGATACAGATAACTCTGGTTTATGTATCGAAGTTGGAAATGTTACACACGAGGAATTCAATAATTTATACAAGGTGTGGCTTCATTTGGAGAACTGCGATTATAGCAAAGCCGAGACAGGGTACGGCGAAATTATCTTGGATGAAGAATATGCCGGAGAAGTATATGTCAATGGATTGTTCGTGGATTGCAACAGTGATTTGAAATACGGGTACAACTTCAAGCCTAAATACATACGACTGGAGCGTGACCGAAAGACTTGCGATAGTTGGAATGTTGAAGAAATTACATCTCTTATGATTGCTGAAGCAATGGTAAAGGGAGACATTCCAATAGAGCAGGTTAGGAAAATGATCGAGGAACGTGCGGATGATGTATATCATTTTGAGTTCAATACTTATAAAAACGATGTGAAAAAAGTACAGGAAATGCTAATAGAATCGTTTGATAGTCAAAATCCACAGCCATACTCCATCCCAGTAGACTCACAGGAAGATGTGAAAAAAGTCAAAGCATATGGTGGAAATCCGGTAGTAGTTCCATCCGGAGTAGCGAAGCTGCTTAAAGAGGAAAAGGAAAAGCGTATTAAAACACTTATGGAAATACCATGCGCCAGTGTTATGACCTTAAAGGATAAATTCAATAGATGGTATGACATTTACGCTGAAAAACTTCCGCCAGAAGCGCAGGTGGAAATCAGAAACCTCATCGAAGAATTGGAGTGATTGATATGGGCAAAATCGTAATCTGCAAGCAGTGCGGTAAGCCAGAATACTGGGGAGAAATGAGATGGCTGTCGGGAAGATGTACTTGCAGGAATTGTTACAAAGCAAACTGGCAGGACGAGAATCATTGCTTATATACATGGGATGATTTAGACGGAAAACGTCCAACAATGAAAGAGTACCAGGAACAGCAGGACGAGAGGTATCGCAATGGCAAAGATTGATATTTTTAATCCGGAAAGTAAATATGACATCCTCTACACGGACCCACCGTGGCAGCAAGGCAGGGGCGGAAAGAAAGCGGCCAGACCGAACAGCACCGGAACAACAGTACCATACGAGACAATGGATGTCCCCGGAATTATGGAACTGCACCGCTATGTCACAAACGAACTCATGAATGAAAAGCACAATGTATTCATGTGGACGATAGACAAGTACCTGCCGCAGACAGAGGAAATCATGAGCCTGCTTGGATATAAACTCCACGCAAGGCTGATATGGGATAAGGGCAACGGACCGGCACCCGCCTACACGGTGCGCTTCGCACATGAGTACCTGCTCTGGTTCTACAAGAAGGGGAATATTATCCTCCCGGACAAGGACAAGCGTGGAGCATTTTCCACGGTACTCAGAGAGAACAGCAAACGGCATCACAGCCAGAAGCCGGAATGTGCCTATCAGATGTTAGAAACATTTTTCCCACAAGCAAAGAAACTGGAACTCTTCGCAAGGGCGGAGCGTGACGGTTGGGACCAGTGGGGAAATGAATTATAAGACCAAAGGAGGAGCAACAACATGGAAACAGTCACAACATTAGACGACAAGGTCAGAGCCTTCAAGGTACTGCTCGACAAGAAAGATGAATTAGCAGAGCAGACAAAGGCAAACAATGAGGAACTCAAAAACCTCGAACAGGAAATCGCACAGCAGATGGTGGATGAGGAAAAGCCGGATACTACGGTGGATGGCTTCAAGTACAGCCTGCAGGAGAAAACGAGATACTCCAAGATTTCAGAAGAAAAGCTGATGGAAAAAGGTCTGGTATTCTTCGATGTCTTGAGAGAGCAGGGATTCGGACACCTCATCACGGAAAAAGTAGATCCACGAACCCTCGACTCTGCGATGAACAATCTGGCGGCCGAGAACGATGGAGAACTGCCGGAAGAAATGGCAGAGGTACTCTCCGTTTATTCGGAACTTAAGGTATCCAAGAGAAAAGCCAACACCAAGGCTCTGAACAGAGCAAAGAAAGCACAGGAGGTATAAAGATGGACTACGAACAGATGGAAATTGATATCACGCTGGAAAGTGACCGTGACCTTAAAGAGAATATGCAGGCGACTGCCAAGTTCGCACTGGGGCAGATTATGGAGTATCAGCACCCGACCAAGGTAAAGAACCGCCATGAGGGATACGGCATCGCAGCAGAGGGATATGCGTCCCTGCAGGGCAAGATGAAATCCACCAAGACAGATATGGATGACCTCTTAAAACTCCTGCCGAATGGAGACGGCGATGTCCTCAATGTAATCGGCAGCCTTTACAATTCAGCGGTTGAGGTAGCTGTGGAGTCCATCAAACTGGCAGCGCAGGCACAGAGGATCATGGACGACCTCTACTACGGAGAGAGCGGAAAGCCGACACCGATGGAAGAATACATGGACGAGCAGGAAGCAGGAGCGTCAGAGGACGATGGCTTCGAGGAAGCAGACAATAACAAAGAAGATGTAGAGGAAATGGAGGAATAAGACATGGCAAAGAATGAGGTAGCAACAACAGATAAGAAGTTTGAACTGGTCACGCTGACCGGAGAACTGGCGGAGGCGATTGCAGAGGAAATGGACGGACTGGGAAGTATCCCATTCGAGAGGGCAAAGATTCCGAGCGGTGGTGGTCTGGCATTTGAACTTCCGGGAGAGACAGAGGACGAGCCTGTGATGAGCACGGAACTCACAGGAGTAATCCTCCACCATCATCCGGTAAACGCATACTGGGCAGAACAGTACAGTGGCGGAAACGAGCAGCCGGACTGCTCAAGTTATGACGGAAAGCAGGGAGTGGAACGTGAGACAGGAGAAATCCACGACTGCAGCAAGTGCCCGCATAACCAGTTCGGAAGTGCCGGAGCAGGAAAAGCCTGCAAGAACATCCACAGATGTTACATCCTGCAGGAAAGCAACCCTGTACCGATTATCCTCGCATTACCACCGACCTCTCTGAAATACATCAGAGATTACATCGGCAAGCGAATCCTCCTCAAAGGACTCCGCTGCTACGAAGCGGTAACTAAGATCACGCTGAAAAAAGAAAAGTCAGCAGACGGCATTACATATTCCAGAGCGGCCTTCACATTTGTTAGTAAGCTGACGGACGAACAGAAAGCCGAAGCCAAGGCAATGGCGGAGAATGTAAAAGCCATGGCAGGCAATATCCCGGAAGTAGACGAAGCAGACTACAACGCCGGAGCCGCCGTAGATGCGTCAGAGTTTCAGAATGTAGACGGAGACGCAAATCTGCCGTTCAACTAAGGCAGACCAAGCCAGGAGCGGAAACGCTCCTGGCATTATCCAAAGGAGGCACAGTATGCAGATATTATTTGATAACTGGACCGGAAGATACGATGACGAATGCTTGATGCCGGGAGACATCGTGGAAGCGGCTATGGTTTACAACTTTAGAGAGAATGCAGGAAACCAGACGGATACTATGATCCAGATGAGCGAGGTCGCAGACATCGTAGGCAATCTGCCAATCTATGACACCATATACAAAGAGAACAGATACTCGCCATGGAAGTACGCAGGACAGTGCTATCCGGGAGAGTTACAGAATAGAAATCCGGCACTCATGCCGATGTGCTATATCTGCAGCAGATACAGGGCAGATACCAGAGAGGAACTGGAAGAAAACATCAGAGTGGCGAAGTGGGCAGCAAGCAAGACAGTCAGTGAAGGAAAGATACCGATTGCACCACACCTTTACTTCCCACGTTTTATGGATGACTCCATCGCCGAGGAAAGATACTTCGGAATGGAAGCAGGCAAGCGTCTGATGATGCAGTGCAAGGAATTCCTCGTAGTGACCGTGGATAATGTGATCAGCGAGGGAATGAATGAGGAAATCGACTACATGACGAACAAACTCATGATGCAGGGCAAGTCAATCAATTTCACAAGACTTGGACTGGAACAGGTAATACTTAGTAGATTGGAGCGATAATATGCAGCAGGCAGCGGAGGTCGATTTAGACCGTCTGGTAGATTATAAAACTGAATACTGCTCCGTTATCAAAAAGCACAAGATCACAGGCGACAACCTCACAGGTCTGTGTCCGTTTCATGACGACCGTGCCAATTCATTCTCGGTAGACTTAAAGACCGGAATGTGGCACTGCTTCGCAGAGGATGAGGGCGGAAATTTCGTCACATTTTATGCAAAGCTGAACGGACTGGATACCAAGGAAGCCTATAAGCAGATACTGGAAAAGTATGGAGCATTGAATGAGCCGCAGGAGAAACCAAAAGAGAAGAAACCAGGACTGGATCACTACACCGTGTCCCAGTATTCATTCGAGAAGCGTCTCCCAGAGGACTGGCTGAAAGAGCAATGCTGCCTGCAGACGAAGAAAGACCGAAACGGAGTCCAGTATTTATACATACCATACTTTGACGCAGAAAAAAATCTGGCACTGCACCGTAAGAGATACGGCGGAAAGCAGTTCCGGTGGGAATATGGAAAGACAGACAGGCTGTGTATGTATGGATTATGGCAGATAGAAGCCATAAGGAATATCGGATACGCAGCACTGGTCGAGGGCGAGAGCGATTCCCAGTCCATGTGGTACATGGGAATCAGCACACTCGGAATACCGGGAGCGTCCATGATGCGGGCAGACTGGGCAGGAGTCCTGCAGGATTTGAAACTTTACATCCATGTAGAGCCGGACAAGGGCGGGGAAGCATTCCTCGCAAAAGTCACAAGGGCACTCCGGGAAGGAAAGTTCGTAGGAGAAGTATACAAATGGAGCTGTCGAACACTCGGATGCAAGGACCCATCGGAAGTTTATATGAAGTATGGCAAAGAGGAAGCGGCCGAGAAGATCCGAAAAGCAATCAGCAACGCAGAGCAGATAGACATCGAGGAAGATAACATCCCAGAAGCAGTCGAGGGAGCACCTGTGAACTTAAGACAGCCGGAAGGTTGGATTTATTCAGAAAAAGGAATCAGCGTGATCGATGAAAAGAAGTACGCACCAGTCATGGTATGCAGAACCCCGATCATTATCACGCAGCGACTGCGGAGCATGGAAACAGGAGAGGAAAAGATAGAGGTAGCATTCAAGAGGGATGGGCAGTGGCACAAGGCAATCTACCCACGAAGTACCATCTTCACATCCAGAGCCATCACAGCACTGGCAGACTTAGGATGCACCGTCACATCGGAGAATGCAAAGCACATCGTAAAATTCTTGGCGGCACTGGAAGCCGAGAACATAGACATCATAAAGAAAGCAGACTCCACAAGTACATTCGGATGGCAATCCGGAAAGCGGTTCGTGCCAGGGCATGACAAGGACATTGTTCTGGACATTGACCCATCGCAGAGGGGCATGGCAGCGGCATACTGCCAGAACGGAACAATGGCGGACTGGCTCAAAATGATAAAGCCACACCGAAGCAGAGACAAGTTCCGGTTCATACTGGCGGCCAGTTTCACAGCACCGCTCCTGCGGATCATAAAGCAGCGAATATTCTTCGTGTACAACTGGGGCGGTTCAAAAGGCGGAAAGACCGCAGCACTTAAGGCAGCACTCTCCGTATGGGGCGACCCGGAAAGACTGATGGTAAATTTTAATGCAACGCAGGTAGGATTGGAGAGAACCGCATCCTTTTACTGCGACCTTCCGCTCGGAATTGATGAGCGACAGTTGGCAGGAAATAACCAGAACTCACTGGAGAAAATCGTGTACATGATCGCCAGTGGTACAGGAAAGATACGAGGTGCAAAGAGCGGTGGCATCCAGGCAACACAGACATGGAGAACCGTGGCACTGGCAACCGGAGAAGAACCACTATCAACAGAAACATCGCAGACAGGTGTAAGCACCCGTGTGCTTGAAATATACGGCGGACCATTTGACGATGAGAGGGAAGCCTCCGTCATGCATCAGCAGTCTGGAATGAACTGCGGATGGGCGGGACCGGCTTACATCGGAATGCTCCTGCACACAGACGAGAGAAGCATCACGGAGAAATACGATGAAATGATGCAGTATGTATACCAGATCAGCAAAGGAAAGAGCGGATCACACATAGCAGGCATCGCAGCGGTGGCACTGGCAGACGCAATCATCGACACATGGGTATTTAATAACGGAGAATGGCTGAAACGGTACGAAAATGGAGAATTTGATACGGAATCAGCCAAAACAAACACGGAAAACCTGCAAATCGACCCGGAATCATGGGAAAGAGCCAAAGAGATGGCAAGGAACATCCTGCAGGAGCAGATGAACGCAGACACCGGAGATGTAAACGAGAATGCCACGCAGTACATCGTGGACTGGATACTGTCAAACAAGGACAGCTTCGGGGAGAAAGCCTTCGGAACGTGCCTTGGTATGATCCAGAACAAGAACGCATACATCTTCCCATCCATGCTGACGCAGGCACTCACGAAAGCAGGGTACTCATCCAGAAAGACACTGAAATACCTCGCAGATAAGGGTCTGATCGGAGTATCAGTCCTTAAAGACGGCAGCACCAAGAACTCAGTGACAAAATGGTTCAACAACCGAAACTGTCGCTTCGTGGAATTCCACCTGGGCGACCTCGCAGAGGAAAAGGACCCGTTACTGGAGGAGGAAGAAATCGCAGAGCAGATGAAACCGCAGCAGATGAGTCTGCCGGGAACAAATGACGGATGGCAGACCATACCCGATGAGGAAGCAGATAAGCTGCCGTTCAATTAGTCACAGAATTTGCGATTTAGTCACAAAAACCATGGAGCAGAAAAAATTGTGTGACTGGAAATTATGTGACCAAAATCGCTAAAAAGTTATAAAAAACCTTAAAAAACCGCACACCTAAAATTAGGTGTTTAGTTAGGTGTTCGGTTAGGTGTTTAGTAAAAAACCCAGTAAAATCAAGGCTTTTAATAACATCTAAACACCTAAAACACCTAAATCACTATTTTTATTGTATTTACGGAAAATTGTGTGACTGCATGAAGGGTTAGTCACAGAAATCACTAAAAAAACATGGTGTATTTCAAAAATTAGGTGTTAGGTGTTTAGTAACCCCGATAAAGCCAGTAAAATCAAGGGTTTCACACCGCACACCTAAATGAACACGTAGGTGTGCGGTAGAAAAATGGAGCATTAGGTGTTCGGAGACAGAAAGGGTGGTGCGAATGGAAGATGAAAGCATCCAAAAGGATGAAGAAAAGCTGAAATCGCTACTGGAGACACTGAAAAAGAATGACGAGAATGTGCCAGAGGAACTCCTAAAGACCAAGTACAAGAAACCGTACCAGGAACTAAAGGATAGCATCAAGGAAGTAGCGGATCAGATCTCCGGCAGGAGAATCAGACAGGACATCGTTATAAAAAACGATGATGCCGGACAGGTTCTCATAAAGCAGATACAGGAAATGCTTGAGGAAAAACGGAGAGCCGGAACAGGCAAGGAACTCGGCAGGACACTCTACAAGGAATACAGTGTCGAGAAATTTCTACAGGTGGTGGAAGAAATCAGAATAGAAGTCTGGAATCTGTGGATACCTTACTGGCAACAACACTGTTGCTTATACGCAGCACCGGAGTGCTTCGATGAGGACGGACCGCCACCGAAGATTTATAACGATCTGACAAAAGAGTTCCTTGTAGACCAGGAACAGAACATCTGGGAGAAGAAACCAGAGTGGGAATCAGAACAGAGAATGATCATCACAGCCGGAGCGTGCCACATTCTGGCTGAGGGATTAAAGAATAAGGAGGAGCAAGACAATGGATAACAGACAGGCAAACATCAACAGATTTGAAGCAGAGATGGCAAAGGTAACAAGAGACGGAGTGGACAAGCTGATGGCATTTATCAGAAAGAGTGATATGTACGCAGCACCTGCAAGTACCAGATTCCACCTTTCAGTGACAGGCGGACTGCTGCAGCACTCACTCAATGTACTGGATGCACTGAGGGCGAACCTCACAAAGAACGATGACGGCACATACTCATACGAGGTCGCAGGAGTTCCGGCAGCCAGAGTGACAGAGGAAAATGTGATCATCATGGCACTGCTCCATGACATCTGCAAGACCTACTTCTACACAACAGAAATCAGAAACCGCAAGGTAGGTGGAAAGTGGGAGCAGTATGAAGCATTCGCAGTGGATGACAAGATTCCATACGGACACGGAGAAAAGTCGGTAATGATGATCGAGGAATACATGAAGCTTCAGCCAGTGGAACGATATGCCATCAGATGGCACATGGGGTACACCGAAGCCGACACCTTATCATTCAACAATGCTATCGACAAGTATCCAATGATCTGGGCACTGCATTCCGCAGACACACAGGCAAGCCACTTCATGGAAGCCAACGAGGGAAACAAACTGGCATACGCAGACAACGGATCAGCGGAATACGCAGATCAGCCGACCATGCAGGAGGCAACCGCCCCGGTATTTGAGGAGGCGACACCAGTATGAGCATGATGGAACTGCTGTCCCAGATGAGAGAGCGAGCCAGAGCCAAGAAGCAGCGCAAAGGAAGCCTGCCGTGGTTTTGTATCATTCTTTCGGACAAATGCGTAGAGCCGGAAAAACCCTGTACTGAGTGCAGGGTTTACGAGGAACATAAAGAAGAAATCGAAAAGGAGATGGAGAGACATGATCATCAAGATTGAAGCAGTACCGAAACTGGCAGTGGAAGATGGAGTAGAGAAAGTCGTCATGGGAGAAAACAATCAGCCAGTGTGGGATAAAGAAAGAGCACTTATCACAACCAAGGGCGGCAATTACCGCAGAATCGTCACACTCACAGACGAACTGGCGGCAGAGGTGGCAAAAGGACACCGATACTTCAATGCAGTAGAGAAAAACGGAAAACTCCACATCACAGGGAGAGTGTCCGCCAGATTTTAAGGAGGCAGACGATGACAGCAAAGAACGCAGAAGGGTATCCAGACCCAACAGCAGAGGAAGCAATCCGCCATGTAATGCGTGGAGGAAAACTGGATTATACCTCCTTCAGAACCTACGAGGAACTGCAGGACTACACCATAGAGCATAACAAGGGTATAAGCACCAGGGAAGCAGCCGACAAATTCATTCGGGAGAAGATGCCAAAGGAAAGCTACTTCCAGAAGAAAATCCTCGACTGGATAAAGGATAACGCACCAAATGCCATCGCATGGAAAGAAGCAGCCGGCCCGTACTCCAGACAGGGAATCCCGGACATTACCTGCATCATCAATGGCAGGTATTACGGATTCGAGGTCAAGCGGCCATTCATCGGGGTGCTGAGTAAGATGCAGGAGCAGACGATAAAGCAGATCCGCAGAGCAGGTGGCAGAGCATGGGTAGTCACTTCGGAAAAGGAAGTAGCAGAAATCCTGCTGCCGGAACTGACACAGAAATAGCAAGGGAGCAAACAGAATGAGAGTAGCAATCGAACCGAGAAAAGCAACTGACTGTGGCGGATATTACTGTATGCCGCTGAAGGTAAATGTGCCAACAGGACGCAAGAACTGGAAGCTGACCAAGTGCCCGGAGTGCGGTGCACAGTGTTGGGAACTGCCACTGGCAGAAGTAGCCAAGGCGCAGGGAGCAAAAGGACTCTGCACCATGTGCGCTTTAAAGAAGGGAGTGAGCGGAAGATGAGAGTAAAAATAAAGCCAGTCAATGATATGGCGGTGTCTGACGAACACCTCAACATCATAATCCTCAAAAAGTCAAAGCGCAGATATAGACAGATTATCAAGGCACATTACAGAAGAATGCAGAAGAAGGAAGTGAAAGAATCGTGAAAGCAATAACAGTATGGCAACCATGGGCAACGCTATTGGCGACTGGGCAGAAACATAACGAAACACGGTCATGGAAAACAAGCTATCGTGGAGAAATCCTCATCCACGCAGCCAAAACAGACCACAGTGGAATCCTGCTACATATCCCGATGGAAGAATTAAAGCACTTCCAGGACGCAGGTGTAGTAAATAAACTACCAACAGGAGCAATCATCGGGAAAGTAAATCTCGTGGATTGTTTCCAGATCGATGAAGCCTATCGAAGAAAACTGCAAAGAGAGAATCCGGCAGAGTTAGCATTCGGAGATTATACCATCGGCAGATACGCATGGGTAATGGCAGATGCAATATTATTCAATAAGCCAATTCCGGCAAAGGGAAAGCAAGGACTGTGGAACTGGGAAGGAGATGTACAGGATGAATGATGATGAAAAGTGTTGCTGCGGAAACTGCCTGCACCACAGACCATCATGGGAAACAGGACATCTGAGCGGATGGCATTGCGATAATTTCATGGCAGACGCATACGGATGTGATACAGAGTACGATGACGGAGAAGAATGTCCAGATTTTGAAAGCAAGAGGTAGGTAAGCCATGTGGAAGATTTTTATAGAATACGATGATAAAAGCAAATTGACACTGACCGGAAAACATAAGGACATTCCGGTAGAACTGGCAAGCAAATACTACATAGAATATGTGAAAAGCAGCGTATGTAATGCCACATATCAGCAGTATCCAAAGAAAGACCATAAACTAATTCCACTGACAACGAAGATCATGGAACTTCAGAAGGGGAACGTAGCAACGGGAGAAGAACCATTAACGCTGAGAGAATTACA